TTAGCTCTTTCCATCATGTTGGCTTCTTTTGGTATTCAGAGTACTAAAGATAATACTACCACAGTGAATTTGTGTGAACAGTATATGTCTACAATGCACTCTGGAATCAAAGGGGTTATTATTGATGATGTTGCCAATGGTAAACCTGGGATGAGTTCAAAAGGTATGTCACACACTGACGTGCTAATTCAATTTATCAATAATATTCCTACTCAAGTTATGAAAGCTGATGTGGAATCTAAGGGTCAAATTTTTGCTGCTATGCTTGCCATTGTTATGACTACAAACGTTAAGACATTGGATGCGCATTTGTATTCAAACAATGCCGCATCTATTTGGAGACGTTATTTGACTATAAACACTGAGGTTAGACCTGAGTGTTGCAAACCTGGATCTACTATGTTGGACAACAACCATGAGACTTTCCGATCAGAATCATTGCCAGATGCTTGGCTTTTCCATGTTGAGGAATGCGTTTCCAGAGAAACTATGAATGGAACTGAGCGTGCGTTTTATCAAACGTACACACATGTAAACGCCGATGGAACTAAGTTTCGTTGTAAAAACATTAATCTCAGTCAGCTGTGCATTGTACTACGTGATCACTGTATTAGTCACCTAGCTGCACAAAATAGAATGCTTGAAAGTGTTAAAACGATGAAAGTTTGTCTGAAGTGTTGCCTACCAACTTGTGTTTGTAAGCCCGATAACCCTCAGAAAATTGAAACTCACTTTGGGCCTTCCTCTCTTGCGAGTCTTTTTGGTTCAGCCGTTTTGTTTCCAACTCTTCAAGAGCTTTTTTGTAGTTCTGTAGGTAATGCTTTCCAGAAATGCTGCAATACACTTGCACCCACTGACACTTTCTCAAGATTGAGTAAAGGATTAGAAGAGGGCATAGTGGCAGATTTCGTACATTGTAAAACTAGCCTAACTGCAACCACTGTTCAATTGTTGGATGAAAATCTACCTGAGTTCATGTGGAAATCAGGTACGTATAGATGGTTTCGTAACTACATGTATGAGTCCGTGCATTCTGCTGATCTAGCCAAGTATTATTGGAGATCCCGAGTTGCCCTAAGATTTTCTTGTCTATGGGGTATTTATGGTGTTGGTTCTCTCATTTATGGGAAACAAGATACCATTGGTTTACTTAAGTCTACAGCACATATCACAGCTGGATTAGTTGGTGTGAGTGCTGCTGGACTTTACATGGGATCGCTCGAGAATCAGAAAATGGTTTCAATAACTGAAGAAACAACTGAGAACAGGAAAACAGGTGTTATGACCGATAAGTTGGTCAAATCTGTAACTGTACGTAGATCGTTGCTATTTGGATCCGTTGGAATCATATTTTCTGGTTTGTATCTTTGGAACAATGCAAGAAAACTTTCCCTTTTACAAGCTGATTATGAAGGTGGTCCTGAAGTTTCAGAAGCTGGAACGTGGTCGTGGTTTTTTAATCCACGGAAATATAACGTTAGTCCTAAAACATCATCTTCTATGGATCATGTTCTTGATAATATGTCAAAGAATATGGTTCGAGTCGAAGTGTCTTGGTCTGATAATGAGAAGAATCACAGTGGTTTCATTAATGGAGTTTTGATTAGGAAGGGTATTTTACTTCTTCCTCGACATCCATTTTGTGAAACAACTTCTGAAGGTTATTTCTCAAATGAAAAATCCTGTGTAGCTCTTACCATCTATAGAAATGACTCAGCTGGAG